GGGCTGCGTTGCTGTCGATGCGGAGGTCTGAGGGACGGGGGAGAAGGTCATCTGTTGCGTGCCCCCGCCCAGGTATTCGGAACGCTGCAATCGAGCGTCCGGGGATGTGACGCCGAAGTGAGAGCGGAGCAGCTCGGTGTAGCGGGTTCCGCCACGAGCGTCCTTCTCGTAGAGCTTCTGAACTTGGAACGCCTGGCGGATCTGGTTGATGGTTGCGGCAGTGGCCGACGAAAGGTCGGTAACCATGCCGGTATTGATCCACTGGAGCGTGGACGCAGCCGCGCCGCCCAGGTCGGGAATGAAGCTAGGTGAGTCGCCAGCTCCTCCCATGCCGGAGATGGTGGTATCTCCTGCAATTCGCTGCATTGTTGGGTTGTCACCCGGGATCGGGACCACCGGGGCGGTCAGGCCCAGAGGGAGCTCGACCGCTGGACCCTTCTGAGGCCAGGGATTGCACGACGTGAAATAGTCGTGCCGCTTACCTCGAGGAAGGACCGCGTAGTCCGTGCCAGGATCGGGGCCGTCGTCCGTGTGCTCGACGACGGAGTCTTGCAGCGTTTCTGAGCGGAACCATTCGTTCCAGATTTTGTTGTAGGCGCGGTGATGGAAGGCAGTGACTTCGTTCGATGGGACGTTGCCCATCGCGCGCGGGAGCCCGAAGTAGTCGCTCAGCGACCCTTCGGAGGTTGCCGGGAGCCCCGCGGTAACGACGGGGCAGATGTAATCGGTCGAATCGTCGGGGTTGTCTTGTGCGCCGTTGAAGCGTTCCCAGTTCTCCCAAAGGAGACGGTTCGGGACGGCGAAAAAGAAGGTGTCGAGCTTGAGGTTGTCCATCACGGGGTGGATGGGGGTTGCCATGCGCGCGAACGTCGTCGCGGTCATGGAGAGCGTGTCGCCCGGCAGAGCTTCGTCGACGAAGATCGGGATCAGTAGGCCCGCGTCGAAAGTGGTCTTGAGCCCGCAGGAGCGGTCGAATTTCGAGCGGGGGACGGAGACGCTGGGAATCTGGGCGAAGCTGTACTGGCCGGAGGTGTTGCCACGGTTGCGAGAGCGTTTTGCTGAAGTGGTCATCGGTTTCCTTGGTTGGGCTGGCCGTCGACCTGGTCGACGGCCAGCCCAGTGGTTGGTTGTTTTGGTTTGGGGTGTGGAGCGAGTTCGACGCTCCAACGGAGAATCTAGCTTCGCGCGATTCTCCTAATCACTCCTCCCGGTGTTGTGGGTGTGCACTACTTGCTTGGCGATTTAATTTTAGCCTGCGTCTGAGATGAGGGTTGGGGTGGCGGGTTGGGTCGGGTGATTGTTTTGGATGTCTGTTGCTTGGATGAGCGGTGTGGGTGGTGTGGATTCGATGACGCCCGTGGCGAGGTTGAATGCGCCGACTGTCCAAAGCGAGAAGTCGGGTGCGTTGCGTTGGAATTCGTGGCCGGTGGAAGACACGGCGTCGGCGAATTGACGGATTGCGGTTTGATCGTTCTGCGAAGCGAACGGCGGCAGGAAATGTTCGGCCTTGGAGTCACGCACGCAGTACAAAGTTTGCTTGATCATTTTGAGTTTCTCCTATGTATCGGTGAAGTGGTCAAGAAAGATGTCTAGCGCCTGAAGTGCTAGAAGGATTCGGATTTGCCAGTTAGGCCAGTGGCTTTTCTCCTCTGTTGAGTTTTGCCTGGGTGACGGTTGCTCGGACATCGAGGCGTTGCTGCGTGTGGTCCCAGGCATTGTCTTGGATGTGTTTCCTTCGGAGGTGTTTCATCTTCTCGTACATGTTCGGGTGATGCTGCTCAAGCAGCCTGTCGTAGAAGATGGGTGGTTTGGCTTTCAGTCCGTCGAAGACAACGAAGTTGTCAGGGTACACGTCCTTCCAGTACCGATGGAACCAGCTGGTTCCGAGGCCTGGTCGGCGAGATTGAGTCGCGTATTCGGGAGCGACTTCCCAAGTTTCGCCGGTTGTCGGGTCGACACGTTCGATTGCATGGGCACGTGCTTTTCCCATCGCTTTTTTGAGCGTGTAGCTCGCCACATAGCGAGCTGTTTCGGGCGTGCATGCGCCGATTGTATGGAAGCCTTTCCCCCAAATACGTTGGACCGATTCCGACGCCCAGAGAGGGCTTGAAGAAGACGCTTGAGGGACTGGAACAGAGTCAGCCTTGAAGTCATGGCCGAATATGAGCGCATGGAAGTGCGGCCGGTGGTTCTGTTCGCCGTATTCGCCGCAGTGGAGGAAGCGGAATGGCCCGTGGTGCCGACGGAGTCGCTTCGCGAAGTCTTGCCAGTCCTTGACGTTGAGTGAGTGGTTTTCGTCGAGGTGTTCGTTGTCATAGGTGAGCGTGAGGAAGCACGAACCACCGGAATCTCCTTCCTTTGATTTGGGGTGCATCTGGGCTTCGTGCATCGCACGGATGGCCCAGGAGCGTTGTTTCTCCAGTCGACAGCCGACGCATTGTCCGCAGTTGATCTGGAGGGGGAGATCGTAGTACCCAGCTTTGCTGTTGAAGACGATCCCCTCGGGTCCTTTCCAAGCATGGAGTGGTGAGAAGCACGGCAAGTTAAGCGCCTCGATCGCGCGTGAGATGGGGACTAGAGGCGCCATCCACCACGCATCGGGCGAGCCGCGACGTTCCGTCGGTGAGTTTTATTGCCGCGTCTGAAGTTTTTTTTCGAGCTTCTTCGGGAGCTTCTTTTGCGTGATCGCATGACGGTTGGACCCTTTCGTTTTGGTTGTTTTTTTTGACACGATTCGGGGAATGGTGTCAGTGGTATCTATTGACATCAAGTGGAGTGAATAGATACCGGGTTTTTTGCGCCGCTTGGTTTTGGCTGATGAAGGGGAAGTGCGGCTAATTCCCTACTCCTCCGGAGCAGGGGTGGGAGCGGCCTCCGGCTGCTCGGGTTCGGGTGTTGGCACGATTTTTGACGTGCCGGGCAGTCCTGCTTCTACGAGAATGTTGCGGCCGTCGATGTCGGCGCACATCTCGAGGAATCGGACAGGGTTGTTTTCGGCAGCTGCTCGGACAGCTGACGGCAGAGCGTCGAATTCGGCCTGTGCGGCCATTACGCCGTTGAGTTGATCTTGCAAGTCGGTAGCGGCGCTGAAATCGCCGTACTGGGGCGTGTTGGGGTTGAGATGGGTGACCTCGTGCCCGGATGCGTGTGCGCGCACGATGATGTTGATGTCGCACTGGTCTTTGAATGACTGTTTTGCCCGAGATTCGGTGCCGACGGGAGTCAGCTGGCGGGCGGTGTTGTAGCGGGGCTTGACGCGGGGTTCTTCGGACAATTTATTTTCTCCTGGGTGTGATTCGTTCGATGAGCTTGTCGAAAGCCTCTCCCCGCTGTTTTGCATCGCGGGCAGAGTTTGTTCGGCCTGGTCGAGTGGCTTCTTTCAGCCGTGAATCGGCACGCCATTGATCGACGGCCTTGGTTGCTTCGGGGACAGCTTCGTCCTCGAACATGCGAGTTCCGCCCTTGACTCCTCGACCTACTAGGTCCCAGAACGGAACCATAATTTGCTCGCGCGTGGCTTGGGCGTTCGCGAGTCGAGTCTTTTCGACGTTGAGCAAGGACTGCGTGCGACGTTCGCCCGCAGATTCTTCGGCGAGATTTTTTTGCGCTTTGTTCAGCTGCGATGCGGAAGCGCCTTTTGCTCCTTCGACGGCAGCGAGCCCAGGGTTCGACAAAGATGGTGTCCCCCCTTGGGAGCCGACTGAGCCTGCGCCTTGCTTGTAGGCGAGGATCGGATTGAGCCCGGCAGCCTCCATGTCTTTCATCGTGAATTGGTAGCGGTTGCGGTACATCTTCTTTTGAAACGCCTGTTGCGATTTCATCATCGCGTAAGACCCCGCCGACGATGCGGCGGAGCCAAACAGGCCAGCGAGTGCGCCTCCAAACGGGTCGAGAGCCATTAGAAGTGATCGATGAGGCCGGGAACCGAGTAGGTCGGCATCGGCCTGGTGCAGTGGAAGGAGAAGAAAGCATCGAAGAGGAATTGCGGTTGGTTGAACACCGCCAAGACGCGGTCAACCGGCGGATTTTCGATGATGAATTCTTCGTTGAGCAGCGGACGCGTATTGCCGAAGTCTTGGGCCAGATGCCAAGTGTCGAGCGAAGCGCTGGCGGACGAGCGCATCGCGCCGGTGATGAGCGAGGGCTTGTAGCGGTACTCGGCCCACCGTTCCTGATATCCGAAGACATCTTCGTTGTCTCCGAGGCCGTTGACGTGATTGACTTCCTTGTTGAGTACGGCTTGCTCGCCGATGTGTGCCAGGGAGGGCCAGTAGAAGTCCCAGCGGGTGGAACGGGTGAACATGCGGGGAGTTTGCTGCTGGTAGTTGAGATCTGCGCGAACGCAGACCATCCCGATAATCACGCAGTGTTCGGTAAAGGATTTGATCCAGCCGGGGGACTGTCCCGCGGATGTCGCGTAGGCGGCGAGCTCGCCGACCGGCTGCGTTGCTGTCGATGCGGAGGTCTGAGGGACGGGGGAGAAGGTCATCTGTTGCGTGCCCCCGCCCAGGTATTCGGAACGCTGCAATCGAGCGTC